ATCGTTAGTAGCAGTATCATACAGCTTATCAAATATATCCAAGCCCATAAACTGAGCCATCAAATCTTTCCTTTCCGATTGTGATTTATCAATGAATAGGGCGTTGTTAGCTTGTAGTGAAAGGGCCGTCATAATGAAATCCTCATATCTTCCTACATAGGTTTCAATAACTTGGTTGGTATCCCTACGTTCCGTTCCGTTAAGTGATTCTCTACCACTATCTCCCTCTCTCCAAAAGTCCACATCCACTTTAACGTTCTTTCCCTTATTGATTGTTCTTCCCTCTCTACGAATACCATAGACAACTCCATCTACGGAGAATTCTAATTGGCAATGGAAATCGGCTTTACGATTGTTCATAATAGCAGATGCTTTGTAAGCCCTACTACACTTATCGAATAAACAAAATGAGATTGCATCAAATAGGGATGATTTACCTTGTGCATTTGGTGCGAATAATCCCATCAGTCCGTTTATCTTATCGAAGTTGATTACATTCCTCTCTCCGTATGAGAACATATTACTGAAATCAAACTTAATTGGTTTCCAGCTTATGTTTCTTTGTAGTTCTGATGGTTGTATTCTACTATTAATGTCACGATTTATTTTCTCTATTCCAGCTAAGTCCTCCTTTGTCACAAATGGCATCATACGTTCAATATACTCACCGATTAAAGAGTTTTGATGGTTTATATCAGCTATGCTGTCTACTTCCAACCTTGCTTCTCTATCGTTGGTTTTCTTCTTATTAAATGTATCCGTTCTAATGATTGTAAAGTCCTCCACACCATACTTTGCCGTAATGTCCGCCATCATTCTCTTTGTATCTGCGGTATCCGTATTAGTTATCCTCACTCTTAAACGAGGATACAACGGCATATCAGTTACATCCGGCACAACGCCACCATCAACATCTAAAGTATAGTATCCATAATCGTTTTGGATATCAACTTCCTCATAGGTCATTGTATCTAAATCCCAAACTAAGAATCCGTGCTTATCTAATGTCTCACCGAAGTTTTGTTGTACCAAAGAACCAGCATATACCACCTTACATCCGCTTGGTGATATCATCTCTTGTCTTTTATGAATATCTCCTAATAAGGCTAAATGGTATCCATCAAATATTTCAGTTGTAAAGTGTCTACTACTAACCACATACCCTACATCGGTTGTAGAGTTATCAACAGGTCCGTGAAATAGTGCAATCTTCTTATTACCAAATAGAGTATCAGCTTTTGGCCAATTATCTTTGTTATCAAATATACTAAATACTGCAAAATCAACATCTCCTATTCCGTAAACTTGCGTATCTTTTAAATACGTTAGGTTTGGTAACTTCAATGCATCAACTATTGGAGTAAGTACATCTAATCTGTCCGAATTATTCATATTACAATCGTGATTACCAGCGATTACAATTGTAGGACATAGTTTGTTACATTCGGTAAATAACCAGCTAATCTCACTTACCAATTCAGGACTCATTTCCAATTTAGCATGAGCGATATCTCCAGCTAAGTAGATAATTGAATCTTCCGTTCCTCTCTTTTGGATTTCCTCAAACATAGAGTAGAATACTTGTCTAAACTCTTTGTGTCTTTTTATATTACGAATGTGTATATCCGCAATGTGATAAATTCTCTTTAACCTCATATATTATTTAGTTTGGATAGAATTAAGTCATCCCATCCAGTTTGTTTTGCTCCCTTTAGGAGTTCGTTTACTTTTTTAAATCCCATTTCACCAGCATCCTTATCAGTTGGTATAATATTACGAACTTTAATTCCGTTCTTTAAAAAGTAATCAGTATGTTTAGTTGAATCTGCAATAGCATCTGAATCTAACATAATAGTTACTTCTTTAACACCTTTCTCTATAATCTTATTCTTTAATTTGCTCAATAAGAACTTACCAAGCAAAGGAATACAATTTCTTTTAATTGAAAATGAATCAAATACACCCTCACATAAAGTAATGGGTTCATTCCAATTGATTTGATTATCAAATACAATTACATCTCTATTAACGGGCGGATTCTTATACTTCATTCGTTCTTCTTTGTAATATGAACGAGCTACAAAATAATTCAAGTCACCATTCTCATCATACGAAGGTACAATGATTCTGCCAAAGTATAATCCATCAGAACAATATCCGATGTTGTATTTAACGATATCAGCTTGGGTAATTCCTCTTTCTTTAAGGTAATTAATAGCTTGATTGTATTCAGGTTGGAATCCATTTGGTTTGAAGTGTAATTGTTTGAATTCTGATGGTAATTGTAACTTAGCTACATACTCATCTTTCTCAACTAATGTATAATCATCCTCACCATAGATATCTTTCAATCTATTAAGGTCCCTCACATCCACATTGAGTTTGCGAAGAAGGGATTGGATACTTCTACCTTTAGAATCGCATACCCAGCAGTGCCATCTTTGAGTATCTAAGTTTACTTGGAGTTTTTTCTTATGGTGATTACAAAATGGACAATGGTGAGCCTGCTCATTTCCCTTTAAGGATGAACCCACACCCAATGTGGTGTCTAAAATGTTAATGACCGTTAGTTTATTCTTCCCAAATAGCATATTATGTATATTCTATACAAATATACAACTTTTTTGGGAATTATCCAAATTAATGATTAGAATTCTTTACATCGTAAAGGAAATCTGCCAAAAACTGCATTTTTGCTATAATTGGAGGTTTTGGTTGGTTTGCTTCCAACATTCCTTTAAGGTCTATTAGAGATGCAGCTGCTATTTGAAGTGCATCATCTTTTGCGTTTAAATAAGCTTCGGATATTCCGTACTTCTTTGAGATTTCAGGTATTGTCATAACTATGGGTTTAGTATATCCCTACGGAAGAATTTTCCCATAAGGTTTTCGTTTATTGCTTGTTCATTGGCAAGGACATCGTAATGAAACTGCCATTTAATTTCGTAATATGATAAGGATTTTTTTGAGAAACAAAATTGAATGATTTCTCTTTCAAAATATTCAGCGTTTCCAGCTTTTACTTCCGATTTAATCCATTCGTTTGATGAATAGTATTTTTCCCAATCAGATGCTTTCTTTACAACCCTTTTACGAGTCTTTCCCTTAAGGGGTTTCAATCTGCGGGTTTGAGATAGGGATTTCTTTCCTATATAAAATCTATTAGTTCTAGTATCAACTATCTTATAGACAAATCCAACCGCACCTTCAGGTGTAGTTTCTTCTGTAACAATATTTCCATTAAATTTCCAACTCATTGATTATCTTTTAACCGAATCAGAATATTTCTTTTGATTCAAACTACCACCTCTAGCTTTAAGAAGCTTCTTTTCATCTTTAGCTAAGTTCAAACCACCATCTGGCTCAATTGGTGTTTTATCTTTACCTTTACTATCAATTGTACCTGTTTTAGGTCCAGTAGTTCCGTATAATTCTATTATGCTAGCCATTTTATTTTATTTTGTTTACTAATATAAATATAACATTATGTGTCAAAACGAATAATAAAGTTTACCGGATAATCAGGTAAGGACTTAATTGGTTGTGGTAATTTAGCTACTGCAACCATATTTAACTCATTATCATACAATGCAATTGTCGTAATCATTGGTGCTAAAAATGAACCAGTTTGGTCTAAAGAACTACTTGCTTCATATTCATTAAAAGCACCTCTAACCCATTTTATACCAGCATCATAAAAAGATGAAGTAACCAAATCTCCAATTTTAGTAGAACCCGGTCTTTGCATTATGTGAGTATAAAGTCTAGCACCATCTTCATATACTGCAGATGGATTTTGTGAATAATTAAATTCACTTTCTAATACTGGAATGAATATTTCATTTTCAAATATTGTTTTTGTTGAACGAAAGTTTAAAGTAAATTGAGATAATACAGAACCGCTAACTATATCTTTTGCTACCACTATCAATCCTCTATCATAAAATATGTTTCCCTTAATATTACTACCAGAATCAATAAGATTTGAATATCCATCATCTGTATATGTTCTTACCAATTGCTCATCTTCCAATACAACAGTACCAACTTTTATTCCCTCACCATAATATATTTGTGGTATAGAAAATACTGCAATTTCATTTTCTAATACTCTTTCATCGGTGGATGCATATGATTTACGTCTGCCAACTTCAGTTATAATAGATGCGGTTGATGGGTTTGTATAAAATTGAGATTTTATAGATGCATATATTACTTTTTTGTTGTAACTATGACTTTTAGCATCAGTATCAATATCAATTAATGTATTAGCACCATTTGTACCAAATATTGGATATATATCGTTTTCATCCAATGTCCATTCTTTATAGACCTTCATAGGTCTAGTAATTACATCAGATTTTGGAATTTCTTTAATCATTTAGTCTTCCGATTTGTATATAAATATTGGTTAAATGAAAAACCCCCAATGAAGGGGGTTCTCTTTATTATGTTTCTAATTAATTTAGAATGATAATTTAACTTTGATTAAAACTTCCTTATCAAAAGATTTAACAATTGGTTGCGAAGTTTTAGCTATTGCAACTAATTCATTTGAATCGTTTAATAATCCAATAGTTGTTATGAATGTTTGAGGGTCAGTATTAAAAGAAGTTTCAGTAAATGTACCATCTGCTGCTAAGTAAGTAGGATTATTAGAATAGTTAAATTCTCTATTTGTTGCTCTTACAAAGAAATGTTGTGTTGATACATTTTCAGTTCTTCTTGCTTCAAAATCTTCACCTTTTTTAATTGCGTAGTATAATAATTTATGATTGTATGCATCATGTGTTGTTGCAATTCCACCCTGTAAACTACCAGTATTTTGGAATCCAACTTCACCAACATTACCAACCACATTTCCTATTGCTTTAGCGTTAAGAACTATAATACCTCTATCAGGATAAAATTCTCCAAATCCTTCGCCTGTTGCTGAATATCCTGCTTTTAAATCAGTAGCTACATCTGCGGTATGTTTAATCGTTGCTTCACTTTGAGTTCCTAATTCCAATGAACCAGAAACTACTTTAAATACATTACCACTCAATCCTAAAGTATCACCAAATTTCTTTCCACTATTATCAATAAATGTAAATACACCATTAGAACCAGAAAGTTTTAATGACCAGTTTCCAGCATCCATTTTCTCTCTATATCTATTTCTAGCTACATTAATAAAATAAACTCCATTTGCATCAGTTGAAATTGTAGAACTATTATCAAATTTGAATTTAGAAACAGTTGGGTCTAACAACATTGATTTATACTGAGCGTATGTTGATTTAGTTGGTAACAATGCGTTATCATCCAAATTCAATCTAACAGAACCACTACCATCAACGTGTCCATATGCCACAGCGAATTGAACTTCTTCACTATCTCCAATATTTGGGTCACTATTTAATATATTGTAATAATATTTTCCACTAGCTGCAGTTGTTTGAGATGATGCTGTATATAATGCTGTTAATGAACCAGAATCATTACTCCACAATCCAGTTGTTACTACTTCTATTTTTGCGTTTACTTTATCAAATTCACCAAATCTTTTGTAAAGACCTGTACCAGTTGTTCCAGTAGTTGCAATTTGCTGAGTAGCTGGTAGTGCTGAATTTAGTAATTGTACTATCGCATTTGAATCAATTGTACCAGTGTTAGCCAATGCTGCAATCTGCGAAGTTATATTTGGGTTTGTTATTTGTGCCATTTTCTTATTTCTATTTTATTTTATACAGATTGTTTGT